GACATAAAAAAAATCTTTTAAATGAAATGCCTATAGATAATAGAGCAAGTATGTTAAATAAAAACGGTGATGGGTCTAAGTTAAAAAAGAAAATAAATAAGTTATCTGATAAACACAAAGGATTATATGATTCTGTTATAGAAGGTTATGGTCAAAATGAATTCACTAGTGGTAATTATGATAAAGATTACAAAAGATTAGGTAAAGTTGAAGATAGACTTAAACGAAAAGAAAAAAGATACGAGGAAAAATTCGGAAAAAGCCCTTATAGTATGCAAGGACCATTAGATAAAGGTTGTGCAAAAAAAGATGGTGGACCTGGATGTGTAGAAAAAAGAGGTGACGAATACGTAATAATAAATAATAAAAAACCTGGTAAGCAGATATGGCGTAGTGGTTTTTCTTCTAGAAAAGCTGCAAATGACAATTTAGCAGGTTATCACGCAAGTAAATAAAAAAAAATGGGATACAAAAACTACGAACAACAAAAAGCTGCTCATGCAAGTATGGCTGAAAAGAAAAAAGGATCTAAAGGACCAAGTAAACATGGTTCTATTAAGTCTGATGAAAAATACGATGCTAAAATGGCATATAATAAAAATTTAAGCAAAGGTGCTAGATTGCACTATTTAGAAAATAACATTGCTGACCACAAAGGTGGATCATGGATGTCTAAACACTCAAAATCAAGATAAAAAATGGGAAAATACAAACATCATTCAGGATCTATCGCGGGAGGCGTTAACCTGTCTAAATCAAAAACTCCGCATGATTCATTAATGAAATACATGCCGATAGATGACAAAGCTTCTAGCTTGTTAAAAATGAAACAACCTTTTGAAATGGGTAAATCTAAACGTGGACCATTAGATAAGCATGGTATGCATAAAGGACCAGATATGTATGGTAAGAAACATGATGGACCAGATATGTATGGTAAAAAACATGATGGGCCAAGTAAATATAAACAACCTTTACATCAAGCTAAGCCTGATTATCCAGATATTGACGGCGATGGTAATACTAGTGAGTCTATGAAACAAGCTGCTAAAGATAAAAAAATGAAAAAGCAGCCTGTTAATATGGGTCACAAAAAACCGTAAAACAGTAGAGTCTGTGTAAAACTCATAATCAACATTAACATTAACATTAACAACATTCAAAAATCAAAATTATGGCAAGATACATTGAATTTCAAAACTCAGGTGCTGCTCCTAAAGAGGGGAAGATCCTAGTCAATTCTGACAAAATTCTTAGCGTGGTTGCAGGTAGTGCAACTACAGTTGTAGTTTACATGAGCGGTGGCGCTGGTTCAGATATTGGAACCCTTACTACTTCTCCAAGTGGAAATGCTAACGCTCAAGGTGTTAGAGACGCAATTAATTATGCATTAACTGCTAACCCAGGTGGTGTAAAAGCTAAAGTTCAGCTTCCATCAGGTGTTACAATTACTGACTGGGTAGTAGCATAATGAAATCTAGGGGCTTAGGCGACGATATTGAAAGAGTAACCAAAGCAACTGGTATTAAAAAGTTGGTTGACACAGTGTCGCAGGGTTTAAATGTACCCTGTGGCTGTGAAGGCCGAAAAACTTTTTTAAATAAAATGTTTCCAAAAAAATAATGGCATTTAAACTTACTAATCCACCATATTCTCTTAATAACCCACCTGTTTATCACGTGCCGTTAGAAGAAGGTATATTAGGTAAAGCTGATAGAAATGGAAGTATTTTAATTAATAAAGATGTAACGTGTCCTGATCAAGAACAGGATATTGTAAATCACGAAAACGTGCATATAGATCAAATGAAACGAGGAGATCTAGATTATGATGATAAAAATGTTTATTGGAAAGGTAAAATATATCCTAGATCTAAAATGAAAGAAGGTGCTAAAAATCTTCCATGGGAAGCTGAAGCATATAAAAATAGTTAATTATGTCAAAACCTAAAAAGAAATTCGCAGAAAGTACTGTAGGTAAACTTTTATTTGGTGCTGCTTCAATAGTAAACCCTGCTTTAGGGAATATACTTAAAGGAGTAACTTCACCAGGAGAAGCTATAGCAGCTATAGGTAAATCAGACGTAAGCTCTGATGACAAAATTAAATTACAACAATTAATACACGAACAACAAAATAAAGAAATGGAAGCAATAACTTCCAGGTGGGAGGCTGATTCTAAATCAGATTCATGGCTTTCTAAAAATGTACGCCCTATGGTTTTAATATGGTGCATTGTTATATTTTCATTTGCAGGTATATTAGATAGCGTAGAAAGTATACCATTTACAATACATGATAACTGGAACGATACGTTTGAAAAAGTTATGATGGCTGTTGTTCTAGCCTATTTCGGAGGACGAAGTGGAGAAAAGGTTACAAGTATATTTAAAAAGTAAATAAAACGTGTAACTATATTAATAACTAAAATTAATAAATTAAATTCAATTAAAATGAGTGAACCAAACAAAATCAAAGAAGACCAATTAAAAAAGATTCAAGACTTTCAAAAAGAGTTAAATCAATAAATATTAATTTAGCTGATGGTACATATGAACCAATTGAAAAAGACGAAGATAAAAAAGAAGAATAATGTCGTCAGTTATCAGAAAAATCAGCATTGGTTCTGATTATAAAACCGATGCAATGCATTATTCTGTTGGTCAGTCAGTATATGGTGGTCATACTATATCACATATAATAGCTGATCAAAAAGACAATTCTTATAACATTTTTATCAAAAAAAACGATGAGGTATTGCCGTGGAAGAAGTTTAATTCTAACATGGCAATATCCGTTGAGTACGATTTAGAGTATTAATGAACAGTTTATTTAATTTTATCGTTGAGCCTTGTGGCCAGCGATATAATAATACAATTAAAGTAGGTGACACAAGCCTTATAATTAATACTAAGCTAGATAGTTATAAATCTGTAAATAACATAGGTAAGGTTATTTCAGTACCTTTAGCATATAAAACAAAAGTAAAACCTGGTGATTTAGTAATGATTCATCATAATGTTTTTAGAAGATTTTATGATATTAGAGGTAACGAAAAAAACAGTAAGTCTTATTTTAAAGATAATTTATATTTTGTTCAACTAGATCAAATATATTTATATAAAAGAAGTGATAAATGGAAAGCTTTTGGTGATAGATGCTTTATAGCACCACTAAAAAACTATGACGAAATAAACACTTCTTTAGAACAAAGCCTTATTGGTGTATTAAAATACGGTAATAGTTCCTTAGAAGTGCTAGGAATAACCGAGGGAGACGTTGTAGGTTATACTCCATACGGAGAATATGATTTTATTGTTGATGATAAGCGTCTTTATTGTATGAAATCTAATGATATTGTAATTAAGTATGAACGTCAAGGAAACGAAAAAGAATATAATCCAAGCTGGGCAAAGAGCAGTTGAAGAATTAATTAAGGTTGCAAAAGAACCTATTGTTGATTCTGATGATGATATATCAGCTGATAGATTAAAAAATGCAGCTGCTACAAAAAAGCTAGCTATATTTGATGCTTTTGAAATTTTAACACGTATACAAGAAGAAGAAAATATATTAGATAATAAACCTACAGAAAAAAAAGAAAACACCTTTAGTGGGTTTGCTGAAAGAAGATCTAAATAATGTACAAACAAACATTATATAAAATAGTTGATCCTATTAAGCCTCAATTAATTAAAAGGTTTAACAAGCATAAAAAATGGGAGTATGGATATAACAAAGAATATGATATTATTGTTATATCAAAAACTGGTCAAATAGGTGAAATATATGAAATACAAAATCTACAAATAGCTTTACCATTAGTAGATAAACCATATAAAAGATCTGATAAAAAATTAGAACAATACTGGGAAGTATTTGAACATAGAAAAGAATTAAAAAAAATCAAAACTATATTTGATTGGAAAGCTTATCCTGAAACATTTAAAGAAAGTTTACATGATTACATTGATAACGAATTTAAAAGACGTGAAGAAGGTTTTTGGTTCTATAACAAAGGTATTCCTACCTATATTACTGGTACTCACTACATGTATCTCCAATGGTCAAAGATTGATGTTGGGCGAGCAGATTTTAGGGAAGCAAATAGATTATTCTTCATATTCTGGGAAGCTTGCAAAGCAGATACAAGATCGTATGGAATGTGTTATCTTAAAAACAGACGATCAGGATTCTCTTTTATGGCGTCAGGCGAAACTGTTAACATGGCCACAATATCGAGCGATGCTAGATTCGGTGTGTTGTCAAAATCAGGTGCAGATGCTAAAAAAATGTTCACCGATAAAATCGTACCAATATCAGTTAACTACCCGTTTTTCTTCAAACCAATACAAGATGGTATGGACAGGCCGAAAACAGAGCTGGCTTACAGAGTTCCAGCATCGAGATTCACTAGGAAAAAAATGGACAGCAATGAACAGCTTGAAGAAATTATTGGACTCGATACTACCATTGACTGGAAAAATACAGGGGATAACTCCTATGATGGTGAGAAACTCGCGTTACTCGTACATGATGAAGCGGGTAAGTGGGAAAAACCTGAAAATATTCTTAATAACTGGAGAGTAACATTC